CTACTGCACTACGACATAAATCGTTTGCGCTAAAAAGAGCATCTTTAATCGTTAAATCTTTCATCACTTACCTCCCGTTAAACCGGCTCATTATACTTTCCTGTTAAAGATTATTTACTCCAGCGGCCATTCAGCCGACACCAGTCTGTGTTCACTGTAATCGCAACGATCGCATTTAATAAAAGCAATATCGAAATCTGCAACACGATCATATTCTAAATGCAATAAGCCACCACACGAGTGATTTTTAGGGTAATTGTCATAACACTCTTTACAGGTCGTTCCTTGATGAATAAATTCAAGAATTTTTATGCTTTTATGGCTCATCATGTCCTCCTGTTATTCAAGGGCTTTTCTCGCAAGTTCAAACGCATCATAAGCCTTGTCAAATGCCCCCATTCCAATCTTGATTTCACGGATAGCGTAAGGCTTTCCATCGCGTGTCTCAATGTACACGTCAACAAGGTTCTCTAGTGCTTTCTTTAATCTGTCACGATCGGCTTTGAGAGTATCTATGTGTGTTTGCTGATTATCATCCACAAAAGCTTCATTGTATTTTCGTTCCCAAGCATCACGCTCGGCCTCAAGCTTAGCTATTTCGAGCCGCATATTTACTCGCATATCAATACCTTTAATGTCTAGCGCACCGATGAAGTTCTAGGTGGCGTGGAGGAGGTCTTTCAGATCGTCTTTACATTTCTCGCTCATATCATTCTCCTTTTAAAGATACTTAGCCAAAACTTTAATGGCACTTGGAACAAGCTGTTTAATTCGCTGCATTTCTACGGTTCCATCAGTTCCTTCTGCTGAGACAGCCCATTCGTACTCATATAGCCACCGAACCAAATTATCAATTATCTTTGCATCAGCTACTACCTGCACAGACTGGTCTTCTTTAGTCATTTTATTCCCTTTGTTCACGGTAGATAATCTTCATGTTTATCTATAATGCTTTCCATTTCGTGGTTAATAATATCTATTTGTGAAGAGTGTCGTTCTTCCCATCCTGCATTGTTTATACTGGTTGATAAATCCCGTAGAACGCTATAAAACCTTGCATTTTCATATCCTTTAGCGTCCTGAATCCTTTGTTCAATCATATCCTCAATTTTAGTGAACAGGTCTGCTGAATTTTTACATGAAACAAATAGGTTAAATAATTCACGATCTTTCATTGTAATTCTCCTTTACCATGCGCCAGCACCGAGTTGACAATGTATATCTGACGAAAATTTAATATGCTCTTGCCTAATTGAAGAACATGCATCTTCATCACCATCCATTAAGAAAAAACTTCCGTCAGACTCAAAAAACAAGTTTCCTTCACAACCGTATCTCCGTTGTGCTTCTTCATGTAATTCATTACATATTTTACATAGTTGATTTAATTTTCTTTGTATTGTTTTTTCGTCCATTTTAATTCCCCTTTTACAATGGTTTAATTCCATCCCCTACATCCACAATAATAAGCATCTGAATCATTTGGTCCAAATGATTCAAAATTATCACACCATTTAGCACCGTGGTATTTTTCTTTACTGTGAGCAACTATACTATACCGACAATGTTTGCATATCGTCTTAGCAAATTTTGAACCTTCTCCTTTATATTCGAAGAAAGCCAAGTTAAAATCTGAAGGTTTCTTATGTCCACAACATCCACACTTCGCTTCACGACCCTCAAGATTCGGTACCTCTTCCGCAATCTCATAACAGGAACAGATAGCACAAGCTGGAATTGAAGGACCATCTTTCTGCATTTTAATTGCATTTGCTGTATGTCCACATTTCATCATTGGTTTCATATCAAATCTCCTTTAATAATTAAATACAACCGAGTCTAACATTCGTATCCCAAGAACCATCAGCATTTTTATAAACATATTGTTCTTTTTCAAGAAAAGAACGAATACCTACAGCTAGCCGACAAGATTCTTCATTACGAAGGTCATACCTTCCTTTATCATAATTATTTGCATAAGCACAAATAGTTTGGAGAAACAATCCCATTGCTGTTTGTTGCAGAGTTCGATGATCATTTGTAACTGTTTCAATGAATGGTTGAACATAAGAAGAATCAAAACAATTAACCATTTTCATCAAATCACGAGCCACTTCTACACCAATTTCTTCTCTCATCTTAAATCTCCTTTAATAATAGAAATTCTTTGTAGCACATCGTAGTATATGTTAGGCATAGCTTCAGCTGCAATTATCTCTTCAATACTCCTGCATATTCCCCACTCACCATCTACAGCTTCTTCCATATTCTCAATATATTTTTTAAGCTCTATAAGGAATTCCTTGTCGTTCATTTTGTGTCTCCTTAGTTAGTAATCCCTCAACACAACTACAGTATAAATTAAAACTAAATAAATGTCAAACAAAAAAGCGGAATAAAATTAATTATTCCGCTTTTTATTTGTGATGTTAAACTGTCAATTAATCATCATCTGCCAGAAGAGAATCAAAATCAATTTCTTCTTCTTCTGTTTCTGTATCTACTTCTTCTTCCTCAGGCACCTCTTTAGAAACCTTGGTTTCCTTTTTCCTTTCTTCTTTATTTTCTACAGGAGAATTAATTTCTTCCTGGATAGATGCAATTGCTGATCCGCTTTGCATACTGTTGAGTTTAGTTACCAACTCGTTAAAGCTTTTGAAACGGGTTTTATCAGTAAATTCTGCAAGGCTGTGAGTCCCTTTGAAAATACTTTCCTGTACTTTAACATCGCCGTCAGCGATAGCTGAAGGAGTCATAACAAATTTACTTTTGTCATAATTATTAAAGTCACTAACTTGAGTCAGTTTAAGTTTAAAGTTAAGACCTTCATCATAATCAAATACATTAACACCTGATTCGTCTTCATCTTCTGGTGCTACACGGTCCATAATTTTGTCGTAAATTTTCTTACCAAATTTATACAAAAACACTTTTCCGTCATTTTCTGGATTAGATGGATCTTCGACGACTAAAATATTACAGATGTAAGATTTTGCTCTCCAATGCAAACGAGCTTCTTTTTCGTTGTCATTCCAGATAGAAGTTGCGTACTCACATACAGGACATTTTTCTGCAATGGTGTGAGGACATTCTTCAATAAACCAACGGCCAGCCTTCTGAAAAGAATGACGGAATGTTAGTTGGATAGGTGATAGTGCTGGGTCTTGCTGCGGTAGAAACCGAATAGTTGCTGCGGCATTTCCAGCAGCATCTTTTGTGAGATTCCACATACGCTCATCAGCGTAATTATTTGCTGGTTTAATTGCCATTTTTTCTACTGCGTCTTTCAGTTGCGATTGTTGCTTTTTAAATGAGCGAAAATCCATTTTAGTTATTTCTTCCTTTATGCGAGTTAGTTGTCCACCTTTCGGCATGACTTATTTTGTGAGAATGTCTTTAGTTATTTCTTTCCAATTACTTTTATCTAAGTAATTCTGTATAAGCATCTTATACTTTTTAATATTTAATTTAAGTTCTTTGTATCGCACCTCCTCTAAAGAATTTATTTGTATATTCTTGTTCAGTTCCAGGATGTTAAAAACATCGTTTAAAATAACTATACTGTTAAATGACAGCTGCATTTTAAATATTTGAGGAATTGAATTTTCTGAAACAAATAAACTTTTTGTACTTATTTTATTTTCTCTTGCGTGTATTATAACATTAGTTAAATCAGTTGTAAAAACTTGTTCAATTTGTCTAAGCTCTGCTATATTTTTTTTATATGTATCGAAGTTATCTTCAAACATTTCTTGAATATAAAAAAACTTATTCTTAATAATATATGAACCGTATAGTAATGCTTGACTTGATCTTTTGGTAAACTGTTTCTCTATATCTTTAAATTTAGCACCATCTTTAAATCTTCTTTTTTCATTCCATCTATTTAGTAATTTTTCCTGGAAAGGTGTTTTTTTAAGCTGCATTACATTAAAATTATTATCTGCGAAATGTACTTGTTTCATAAACACATATACGCAATACGCCATAAACCCTGTTTGCATAATTAGCCCTTCATCAAAATAAACCTTCTATATCTTTTGAAAAATTAATATTTTTCAACATACCTCGTTCTAAGCATTCAGCCCTTAGATCATGAAGTAATGTTCTTTCAGATTTCAATATTGTAGTAATCTCATCAACATCAAGCTTGTGTTTTTCTTGTAACGCTCTAATTGTGTCAAACAGTGACATCTTATCTACTGCTAGACTTTCGTGAATCTCATTTAGAAATAGTTTCGAATTCATTCTGTTCCTTTACAAAGTTATAAAAAATTTCAATTACGTCCATGTGATTATCTTCATATTCAGTTCCTTTTAATTCACAACCACCGGCAAATTTATGACCACCCGAAGGAATATTAAGTTTTTCAAGTTCATTATAAAAAGGAGTCATATCCTTTTTACTGCGAAAACTAACTGCTCCCTTATTCCTAATAATAACATGATAATCTTCTTTTGTGTAAAATAGAGAAATGTCTGATATATGTGTATTGGCTACAATAACACGTAAAACGTTGTCTAACAGGAAATTATCAAATTTAGCAATTTCTGCCTCTTTAACCTGTTGTAATTGTTGAGCTTTTTCCCTCAATTTTGGCGAAAATTCGAAGTTTTCAAAGTTTTCAATAAAAGGAAAGAACTTTAAATCCCAAAACATATTATTTAAGAGAACTGAATCTGGATCTTTAAGAATCCACATATCATAATCATTAACACAGTTAACAAAATCTTTTGCAATTTGCATATCATAGCCGAGATGCTTAAGGTACAAATACGACAATTTTGTTCCACATGCTTTGGTGTTAATATGAACTATCCAATGCTTAGGACATTCAATATCAATAGACGTTTCGTGATGGTCAATCCAAATAACGTTTGTGAAATTTGAATTAGCAATTTGTACTTGTTCTTGAGTTAAACTTAAATCTGTAATAACTAAATTTTTGCATTCAATGGAATTCAATAGCTTTGTTATTTTGCCGTAACCCACGGACTTATACATAATAATTTGTTTCTGACAAGCATGTTTAAACATCAATGCAGAACCGGCTCCGTCCAAATCAAAGTGGGTCAGTACAGCAAATTCTTCATCATTAAATATTTTTTTCATTATTTCTCCAATTGAGCATTTAGTTGTTCTTCTAATTCAATAGCTTTCTTTAACAACCGTTCATAATCAAATTTGTAAAATGTTCCCATTGGTGTTACTCTGTACCACCAATCACCTTTGAAAAATTTTTCCTCATAATAATTCATTAACTCTCCTATTTCTTAGATTCGCCATAAATAAATTTCTTAATGCATCTCATTGCTACCGGTGTAAAATTATTAGCATCAACACCAACATCATATGTCTCTTGAATATTCAATCCTGTATGTGGTTCTCTAAAGGTAACAACAGGAACTTCTGAATGTATATGCCCATGCAAAATTATCTTATTTGAAAGGACAAAATTGCCAACAGACTTATCCGTGGGATTGTGCACCATAACATAATTATCAGTAACGATTCTTTTATTAACACTTAGGAAATCGCAATCATTCAAATAAAAATCTTCATAAAAATAATCGTGGTTTCCAAGTACCAAGTGCTTTTTACCTTTTAAACTTTTAAAAACTTCAGCAATTTCTGGTTGGAAAGATACGTTTCGTTTTATTGCCAAATCACCAAGGAAGAAGCAAATGTCCTTATCTGTTACAGTATTATTATAATTTGAAATAAGTACATCGGCCATTTCATATATATCTTGAAATGGCCGATTACAATACTTAATTGCATTATGATGTAAAATATGCCAATCTGAGGTAAAGTAAATCATTTAATCTTTCTTTCAGTAAACACTGTGAGTGCAATATTCGCAAGGAAAACCAAAGCACGTTTTATAATTATTTGCACAAGAATTACACGGTTTAATCATACTCTCATCAAATTCTCCACCCGGTACATAACGATCAATTACCTTATATGCTCCACAACTGCTACACTTATCATCCTGCATCTTAAATATCCTTTACTTTTTAGTTGAGTTTCCAATTGCGTACTTGTGAACAATTTTCCATTTATCTTTTTGTTTAAATGGAAGAACAAAAACAAAAACATTTTCATCAGTTAAATTTTTAGAGTCAATAACCTCAACCAAACCCCAATTAGCCAAAAGTTTGGTTATTGAAGACTGCCGAATATGGTCTTCATCAGAATAGGTTGTTTCTTTCCCATCTAACTTCAGTAAGTTCTTAAAATGAATTATATAATACTTTCCTTTTTTATGTAACAAATAACAGCTAGGATTTAGAATTTTTTTGTCTTTACTAGCAATTCCAATTCTATCTAGTGATTCTCTTACAATTGAAAAATGAGATAATAATTCAACCTCAATTCCAGGTACGATGTCAGCCATTTTTTATGTTTCCTTTACATATACGTGGTTCATATATGTCCTTAATATTCTGAAGCTGTTCTTCAGTCATCAGATTAATGTAATCTAGAGCTTGCTCTTTATTACATGAATAATATTTTACTACACACTCAATCTCTTTTGATTTGTGCGCGGTGCCCTTGCCGCCATAATGGAAGTATCTTTTCTTTTTATCAATACCGTTAAACAAAAAAGCATACTGTAAATTTTCTGGCAGATGTGACATCTGTGTCATTATATTCGCAAAAAAAATAGTATCTCTTGATGCACTTAAAAATCTATTTATCATAAAAGCTGGATATTGTTTATTAAAATCCTCTAGATCTAACATCGATTCTTTTGTTTCTGAAATAGACTTTAGAAAATCAAAAAGATTAACCTTTTCCTTCTCCATTATCTTCATTCAATTGTTTCCTTGATTTTGCAGTTGCGCATTATTTCAGTAGAAAAGGAAGTAATGTTAATGCGTGAATCAACAACAAATACGGATTCATAAGAGTATTTTCCTAACAGAACAACAAAGTCCGGAACAGAATCAGACTCTACATATTTTATTACATTGTCATATAGACTTGAATAAAACCCCTGTGGATCACCTGGAAGTTGTGCTACATAAACCAACAATTCTTTAAATTTACAATTCTTAATTATTTTGAAAAAAGAATCAACATCAGTTATATTGTTTTGAACAGCAGTAATATCATTTAACATTCCTTGCTGTGATAATTTTTGTAGTTCATTTAAAATCTTGCGCATATCAGGAAAAACATTTTTAACAATCTGAGCTACAACTTTGTCCGAGTATTCAACCTTTTCAAGTTTAAGAATACGGAGACAGTTCTTAAAGAATTCTTTTTTAAGTGCAGCAGATTCGTCATGTGTAAACTTAAATTCAATAGTCTGTAGTCTTGATTGCAAAGGAGCAATGATTTTATTTTTGTGATTCGATATAAAAATAAAAGAACAAGACTTAGAAAATTGCTCCAGTGTTGATTTCAGAGCATCCTGAAACTGTGGCGATGCTCTATCAAACTCATCAAGAATAACAACCTTTCCTGTTTCATCCCAAGATTTATTGGTAATGAATTGTCTTACATTTGTTCTTAAAACATCAATACCTGTTTGCTCCGAAGCATTAATATACAGATATTCTAAATCCAACATTCCTGCTAATACAATAGCTGTTGAACTTTTGCCTGTTCCTGCAGGACCAGACAACAACATATTTGGCAAGCGACCTTCTTTGATAATGTTATTCAAATAATTTTTGATACGTGGCGGTAAAACCAACTCATCTATCAATCTCGGTCTGAATTTGAGGCCCCAAATATATTCATCGAACATCCTCTCATGCAAAGTATGTTTTTCTAGCTGTGTTTCCTGTTCCATGTTATCTCCAATTAAATATATGTTAAAATTCTACGAAGGTCTACAAAATGGCCGTAGCTAACATATAGTAAATTGGATAATCTTCACTGGTAAATTTAACAACTTTATTCGATGCAATATTAACCATATAATTAGAAGACATAATCAACAGATTATCTACAAAAACCTTTGCTTCTCCAGAACCTTCGCCAGTAATTGCAAGTTCAAAACTATTTGCCATTGGAAGTTCAGAGTTAATTAGACTGATAGTGCCTTCACCATCTGACAAATTAATACACAAAGCATCAGCTTTAAGAATACGTGATGCTTTCTGAATGGAGGTTAGTTGTTCTGTACTGAGTTTGAAAGAACAATCAAATTGCTTAAATGCATCATAGTTCTTTGCGGCTTTGCATTTAGAAAGGATATGTGATGGGTCAGACAAACGATAATTAATCTTCATTCGCCCTTCGGACATTTTGATATAATCATCAGTAAAATCAAACTCAATTTTGTCCTGCTCAAACAAAGACATAGAACCTAGAAATTCATCTAATGAATAGATAGAAAGTTCAGGAAGGTCTTCTTCGATAGTTGCAATACCAATAATATTAGATGGATTAGGTGTCTTAGTTTTAAGACGATTTTCTTCATCAATAAAAATTGAATTGTTAATTGTTGCGAAGTTCTTTAGAATTGCTACAGTGAGTTGCGACAGTTTCATGTTTAAAATCCTTAATTCATGTTAAAAGTTAATGTTCATTAAAGCTACTAAAGACAATATACACTATAATGTCTTTTTTGTGAGGGTTGGTATAAGATAATACCAACCCTTATTTTTACATATATTTTGATCTACGTTTCCCTGTTGAAGTTTTTCCTTTGGTAGCCATACGTTTTGCTTTTTTCTTGTATTTCTTAAAAGCAGTTGTCTTCCGGCGTTTCTTTCCAGCCGTTTTAATTTTCACTTTGCTTTTACGATATAGCCTGCGACGTTTAGCTTTTTCAATAGGAGAGATTTTCTTTTTCTTAGCTGCCATTGCTTCATCTAATTCATCTTCGGGAATATCATCGAAGCCAGCGTACTCTCCTTCATCTTCGTATTCAGACTCGTAATCTTCTTCCTCTTCCTCAAACTCACCGAACATTTCATCCATGATTTCATAGTACAATTCTCGGCGTTTATCATCTAACTTTTCGTCATCTTCGTCAAGAAGATAATCAACAATTTTATTGTAAAGATCGTCATCAATTTCTTCTTGCTCTAGTTGTTCGGTGAATTTAATCATTTTTTGTTCTCCAAAATTAAAGTATTCTGTACTACCTTTATTTAGTAGTTGAGTAAATTTTACAAATAACCCATAATTTTTTGCAATTGATAAAACTCATCAACTCGTTTTTTAGTAAATCTAGAGTAATCATTGTTTTCTTTAGCGAGAGGTATTTCTCTCGCTAATTCTTTTGAATAAGCAGAATTAAATGGATCACATGCGTACCCTGGCTCGTCAATACCGTTCAACATAAAGGCAACTTTTCTTTTGTAACAAGTTAGACACTTTCCACATTTTCTTAACTTTGCGTCATAACAAGATGTAGTAGCAAACAGGTGTTCTTTAGATATGTTGTTATTGATAGCCCAACCAATAGTTTCTGCTTTGGTTAAGTGTCCAAATGGAGTTTCAACAATTGTGCTGTCTTGAAAAAAAGAATTTGTAAACGTTAGCAAGTTAGTGCTGTCCTGAAAGAATTTCATAGATTTATCATGCTCTTTTCCATTTTGCTCTCCATCAAGAGCATTTATCCAAACACGTTGATTAAACATACTACCTAATACAGCCAAAAACACATTTCGAGAAGGAACTATTTGATTAGACATTTTGTGTTCGAATATGCTATAAAGAGTACTAAAATCTAATCGAGTAACAGGTGGACGAATATCTTCTGGTAATGCCTGAATCGATTCCCATTCTTTCCATGCGTACGGTTGACCGAAATCTAAGAAATAAGCTTCGGGTCTAAACCCATTTTTAAGAGCATAATGCCAAGCAATAAAGGAATCTAATCCACCGGAATAAAGAATACTTAAATTAGAATTTTGTTGCATTATAGACCATCCCTTGACTTAATAGCAAATGCCCACAATTCGGGAGCACCTTTACGAAATTCTCTTTCTTCTACTACTACATTGTAACCAAACCGCTGGAGGGTTGTACTAAGGAAACCTTTAGTAATTACCGAAAAGTGAGTTGTGCTAGAAGTAATAGCATATCCAAATTCAGAATTGCCTTCAGGAACAGCAATAAACAAAGCTCCTCCTCGATTCTGCATCAAAGAAATTTCACGCATAACAGCGTATACATTTGCTGCATGTTCCAGAGAGTGGTTCATATATATTGCGTCAAATTCACCTAGGTGTGACATTTCGTACCAATCACCTTTATAAAGTTTTGTGGTATAATCATCTTCGTCCAAATACAAATCAATTCCGTAAGCATTTATAGAAGGATTTAGTTTCTCAAAGTACATCATATCATGTGTATCACCCGCACCAACATCTAAGAAAGAAGTAAACTTCTCAGACCCGGGAACGTTGGTTAGGAATTCAGTAAATGCCTTAACAGACCGTTTTCTGTACTCGTTAATTTTAGCGGCAATTTCTTTGTCCTCATAATCGTGTCGCATAATTACATTTAATCCAAACATTTCTAATTCAAATCTTTTTGCCATGTTAAATCTCCTTAAAATTCCTTAAAATAATTCGTCTAATTGTACTTGGGTTTTAATATTTTTACTAACTGACTTAGACGTTACAAACCGGTTTCCTATTTGTGTTTCCCAATACTGAAAATCCTCAAGTGTTTTTATACCATATAACAACCCCATATTATTTTTATCTTTAGATTTTTTAAATGAACTAAGTACAGCACTTTTAGATCCCAATATAGTTTCAACGTGCATAACAAAATTGCGAATAGAAGTGCATATCATACCAACGCAAATCTGTATAAACAAGTTCCTGGAACCATGTTTCTCTTTAAACACTAACGAAGGACAATTCAGGCTTTCAAACATTAGATCTAATGTTAGTCCTTCAATACGGAAAGGTGACGATTGCATACATTCAAACATATACTGATAAATTGGAGCCATTGTTCTACTGAATCTTAATGTTCTGTTTTTACCGTAAAAACGTCCCATTTCAATTCCTGATGTATGGGTTGTTGAATCGTAAGAAATATGTACATCTTTATACAGTCCAGATTGTGCCATAATAATATAAGGCACCATACGTGAAACAGAACCAACGCCTAGAACGTGTAAACGATTTGTTTTAATAGGTAATTTTGAAAAGAAAAAGGCTCTCTTAATGTCTTCTAATTGACCTAATCCTAATGCAGCACCACCCATCGCAACACCACCAATATGATCTCGATATGATGAAGGTAATTGTTTAAGAGCAATATCAGCCCATTTCATATATGTTTCGTAGCAATTACCTTGAGCAATAAAAATAGGTAAACAAGAACTTTCCATATCGAGAAATGCTTGAATTTGATTTTTGAGATTTTTACCTGATTGAATTGCACACTCCTCAAAAATTGAATCATCAAATCGTCTATTTGAAAGATCGTTTCTGGAAGATGCTTCTCCTGTTACTTCCAATGGTATTTCGTCAAAGGACATACCAGTGTCGGCCCATTTACCTTGAATCTGATAAACTTTTTGTCTCATTTCCTCAGTGCATTTTTTACCTTGGGTAATGATTTGCAAACCACCTGAGTCTAACATAATTTCATTAACAGACTTTCGATATGCTTGGAATATTTCTCCAAACTTTTCCTCAGTCCATGCGTTTGCCAATATAGAAAATTTGTGATGATTACCAACGTTTTGCATAGCAGAAAAACAGTGGTTAATATAATTACAAACTTCTTCTTCCTCGTGCGCTTCTTTAAAAACGATTCGGGAATAACTCATACCAGAAGCAATGTATTCTAAACTACAATTATTCATTAAATTTCCTCGTTATTCATCTAAAAATTTACCAGTTGCGTACACCGTAGTCATTCCACCCTCTGAATCTTTTGCCCCTCGGAACTTCTCACAGCTATGTTCTAATTTACACAGTTTAACATATACATCATCTGATTGTGTGATTTTCTGCATTGCTTCGCCAATATGTCTAGTCAAGTCCTCTTGCAAAAAAAATCTTTTGGCAACAAAATCATTAATAAATCGTTTCAGTTTACTAATACCTATTACATAATCTTTTGGAATGTACTTAACAACACAGTACGACTTCTCACTAAACAATGTGCTAAACGGTAAGAAATGGTGTGAACAACTAGAGGTTAATTCAATAGTTTTTTCAATTACAAAATGTTGATTATTGAGGTTTTCAAATTTCGCCATTCGAGGAGGTTTACACCAACGACCACTACCAAGTTCAGATGTGTCTTTTAGATCTGAACCACACCAAATTTTAGCAAGGCGACCCGGTGTTCCAATATTCTCATCTTCAAAATTTTCACAGATGTTATTATCATTTAAGTCCATCTTCATAGCTTTGAATGCTTCTGTTAAATGGTATTGTGTTACTAACCGCATAATGAAATGAGCTTCATCAGAAATAGTCTGTCCATCTTCAAATATATTACTATTGGCTAGAAACGGTTTAATATTGTTGTACTCTGTCCACGATTTTTCAAAATTATCATACGTGTCATAACGTTGGTTCCAACGTGCTTTTACAAAATCGTAACTCATTCAAACTCCTTTAAGGTTAAAATTATACACCGCGTAGGTCATTATGGATTCTTATGTGTAAACGGTCAGAATAACGCAATCCATTTGCTAAGGCGTATTCATAAACAGCATAAGCATTCTCTCTAATTTCTTCTTGTGTACTACCAAGAGGCATACAGTAAACTGCTCCGTATGATGCAACTTTGCTAAGAAATTCAAAGATTTCTTTTGTTTCAGAAGTAATAGATTTCTTACTTAGAACAAATTTAAAATATGAATCTTTAGTGTTACGGATATAATTATCAACGACGTTTGGTTTCCAACGTTTTCTCTCTTCCTCACCAGAAGCCGACATTTTAACACTCATACTCATCGAAACTTCTTTGTAAATTGGAAATTCCTCAAAGTTAATACCAATAGTTCCATTGGTTTCAAACCAAACTTTATGACCCCTTGAAATAAAATATTTCACTACATCAACCATAACAGTTTTTTTGTGTTGAAGAAGGGGTTCTCCACCAGTAAAAACGATATCAACTCTTTCTTCATTGTATGCTAGTTTCTGAGGAATCAACATAAGAACTTCGGCGACAACATCTCTAAAATCTACATATGATTTCCAAGTATGTTTGAAATGTTCCATGTTAACTGCGTGAATTGTGTCGCAACCTTTAATCATTACACCAGGAACTTTTGGAGATTCAAGAAAACAATTAAAGCCTTTGCACGTTAAATTACAACCACCTGTTCTAATAAAAATTGAAGGGAATCCCATCCTATTTCCTTCACCTTGCAAACCATAAAAAATTTCATCTATGAGTAAATTCTGTTCCATTATGCCTCCACTCTACAGTGTGAGCGAGGTGTTTCCCAGAAGTCCACGTAAGAAACTGTAATTCCTAAACCTTTCATTTTTTGTGTTGCTAGGTTAAAAATCCAATGAGATAAATTTTCTGAAGTTGGAACAAAGTCTACAATCACAAAACTCTGCACTAACTCTTCCATTTCAGGGTTACTATCATCAGTGAGTAATGCTGTACTATACGTTCCAAATTCATTGTTAGTTGGATAAGAATCTGCTTTACTCAAAGTGGTTAGTTGCTCAAACAACGGGTCGTTAATGTCAATAATAAATTTATGATCTAAAGTATCATCCAAGAACTTTTTAAACCAGTTGAGATTGTGAAAATCTGTTACCATACCATTAACTAAATTATCAGAAGACAAACCAATTTTAATTTTTCCTTGATGACCATGTAAGTGCCTACATTTGCACATGGTATTAATACTGTATTCTGGTGTGTCTAGAACTTGCGAATGCACCCTGTGACCATAACAGAACTCAAATTCTTTATCAATATTCCACTTCATTTTAAATCTCCTTTGTTTTTATATTCATATTATACCACAAAAACCTCAGATTGTAAGAAAAGAATGGCAATTATATAAAATAATTGCCATTAATTCTGTTATGTTTATCTATTTTTCTTGAGGTGTACTGTAAAAGCTATTCTCGTATATCTGTTTTAAGTCTAACATTATTAAACTCCAATTATTTTTTTAATATCCTGTAGTGTTATATCTTTAACACAAGTGAATGCAAGTAGTTTACTGTTTGAATATACACTATATTTTTTGGAAGCAATAACAAAATTAATACCAGCAGTATACCCAACATTCCTTGTAATAGCAATGGCAACATCTTCTATTGCATCAGAAATAAATTCATCGTATGTTTTATTAACACCCTTGAACAACCAGTTTTTAGTTTGAGCCCAATATTCTTTTGGAACAATAACTTTGAACTTATATTCTTCGAATTCATCTGCGGGAAATTTTACTGATTCTATTAGTGCTTGATTGAACCTTTTCATGTTCTTTTGTCTCTTCCTTTGGTTTGAGTTATTATTATATTTATCAGATATACGAAAACGTACCACTTTACTGATACGTTTTCAATTCTTTTTAAATGTGTTTATTAATATCATACCCTTTTAATTGATATAACAACTCAGCTTCTCGCCGTATCAGCATCTTAATCATACATGCTGACCTACGAGAAACATCGTCACCTAAATTATCCAGCTTAATTGTCCAATCTTTCAACTCTTTGGTGTTGTATGGTCTTAATGATTTAGTCATCTTGTTCTCCTGTTCTGGAAACAAATATTGCTGCTATAACAACGCTCTTAAATGTGATTTGCTACTACCTTCAATGTTTTCTCTAAATCAGCGCAACGTCGTTCAAGCTCCAATTCAGAAAATCTTTTGGGCAGATGAACCATACAAATAGAAATGTACTCTTCGCAACGAAGACATTCATATTGAACTTCAGCGTGTTCTCTGCCTATTCCGTCAATTGCCTTTGAAGAAGTAAACCTACCATATTGACTATACCCTGCTGTTGGTGTTTTATGTCCAAATAACTTACACAAAATACTCATCTCAATTCTCCTTTAAAGCGTAAAAGATAATCCATCATCTTCTTCTAGTATTATTTCAGCGCCATATAGTGTTTCAAAATATCCACACCAAGAAGCCCAGAATTGCCATTCTTTTCCTTCATCAGTTAAAAGCATGATTATTTCTCTTGCATCATGCTTATCCTCATAAGTTAACCATTTAGGTTTTTCCACTCTGTCACCTTTTTTCCAAGGCTTATCGTAGCGATCTTCATACCAAACATAATGTTCCTTGATCCTAACTAAGTTTTGTTTAGCTATATCTAGGTTTGTCCAAACTTCTTCCAAAACATCGCTGGTATCTTCACTGCTGAAAGAGTCTCCTGTTCTATAATCTATCTTTATTTGGTATTTCATATCAATTACCCTTTAAAATTACACTTTGAAGGAACTTCACATCTTTGACCAGCACGAGCCACCATAGTTTTAAAGTAATTGTGTTTCCAAAAACCTACACGACAGCCACAAGGAAGAATGTAATAGTCTAAAGATTTACGCATTTTTAATTCTCCTTTGATTTTTCTTGTACTGCATCTTTGGGAGGCAGTACAACCCATTCCCAAGTTCCATCTTTATCTTCGGAACCGCAAAAAAACTGACCCGAACAAAAACAAATCCACTCATCTGTTTGGAAACTATAGTCTCCACTTGGTCCTGACGCGCCAGCATCACTATGGCAAGTCCACTGAGTTTTATAATTTGAACTAGGCATCTTAAAATCAATTTTTTCAATTTGATCAGTTTTCATCAGATAATCAACGGAAGAAGAACACCACGAACTAACTTTGCTGTGCTTAATGAAATCGCCTTTTTTACCAGTTTTTGGGTCGAATTTAAAGATTTGCATTTTAATTCTCCTGTAGTTGGTTGTCTCTCCCTCAACACAAGTACAGTATAAATTAAAAAAGAATGAATGTCAATACTTTATTTTACTTTAAATAGAAAAGGTACTCTATAAAGAGTACCTTTTCTATCAAATTAACTTACATTGTGAATTAAAAATTGCTTACCAGCTTTCGTAAGACTGAAGCTACCACTCTTCGATTGTTTAATCATTT